CGGGTTCGAGTCCCGCCATCAGCACCAAAAACAGAAAACCCGCAATCCATTGAGATTGCGGGTTTTTCCTTATATATCAATGCTTCCTGGCACTTTTGCCATTGTACGAACGCATAATATATTGCACATTCACGCAAGTGTTTTTGCATTAGCGAAACACAAAATGCTAACCAAAAATGCTAACGCCCGCGCTCCACGATCCCCCTATAATACGCGCACAGCTTTGCCTCCGGACCGGGGCCGTCCTTGTCCATCAGAAACGCCTCTGCCAGCGCAGCGTAAAACTCCGGGCGATTCACGCCGAAGTCCACGGCGACGCCGTAGTAATCGGAGTACATCATGTTCATCGCCACGCCCCACGCCCAGCGGGGGACATCACGTCCGATACCGCGAGCATCCGCGACTGCGGACGTCTGCTCCATCGTCCAGTGCGGCCCGGTCGAGCCGTCGGCATTCTCCATCTTCGCCGCCCATTCCTCCGCGTCCTCGCGGGACATGCCCTCGCAGGCTCCGTGCCGCCCTTCCAGCTTTTCCAGCACACGGATGGTGCTTGCGTATACACCGGCCTCCTCGGCGCGGCAGAGCGTCACCGGGCGCTCCGTGACGGCTTCCAGCTCCTTGTATAATTTTTCGATATACTCTCTCATGTCACGCCTCCTTGATGTATCTGTACAGCTTATCGAGATCGCCCACATCAAAGCGCAGCTCGCCGAGGATGGGCACCGTGACCGGCAGCTTTTGCCCGTCCATCTTCGGGCGGGCGGCGTTGTACAGCCGGTCGATGTCAATGTTGCCGGATTCATCCATAACGCCCATGAGCTGCACCGCCGGATGCTCGCGCAGCTTCATGAGGCGGTCTTTGCCGCCGTCCATAATGAGCGCCAGCGCAATGCCCGCGCCGATGCCCTTGCCCGTCGGCAGGTGCGGGATGATCTCGCTGTCCGCAAACCGCATCGCGCCGCGCATGGCCTGATCGATCGTTACCATAAGGATACCTCCATCTTATTTTTGGGGCGGCGCTTGCCGCCCCTTTTGCATTAGGTGGTCGCCGTTGCAGGCTCAACCGTCACCTTCGCAGCACCCCAGCCGGGGCATACGGAGGCGTTCGGCACTACGAGCTTTGTCAGGCCGAGCAGCTGATTCACCTGGGCCTGGATGCAGCCGATCGTTGCAGTGTTGGTGCCGTTGTACACGGCCTGCTGCATGTTGATCGCCACCTGCTCCTCCTTGTTCGCGCGGACTTCCGCCGCCAGCTCGATCAAGCGTTTTTCGAGCTTGCTGTAGGAATCAGAGATCTTCCGGTTGGTTTCGTCCTGGCCGCGCCAGTAGGCAATCTCCATATCCTTTTCCGAGATCGTCTTCTGCTGGTTGAGCTCGTAGCGCGAGACCGGCGTGTTCTCGCTGCACATCGCCGCCGGGGCCATGCCCCAACCGCCGAGCAGATTGCCCAGCCCGCCGCCGAGCACGCCGAGGCCGGTGCCGATCGCGCCGAGCGTAACACCGAGGTTGCCTTTGCCGTTACTTGCGTATTCCATAAATGGTTCCTCCGAATCAAAAAGTAAGCTGGCCAGCTCCTATCATCATTATGCGCCAGCCAGAAAATCTAAGGGATGCATTTGTGTGCGTTTGTGCTGTATTTGTGTGCGATTCCGATAAGTTATATTTCCGTGTCGTTCCATGTCGTAAAAAAAGTTTCGATTCCGCTTGATTTTCATCTACAACATGCTATACTAAGGGTGCAGAGAGATCTGCATATATAAAGTGACGAACACTGCCTGTTCATCACCGCCCATCAAAGCGGAAAACCCTTGCCGTTAAGTAGGGAATGAAAAAAGCGGAAAACCCTTGCCGTTAAGTAGGGAATGAAAAAATTGCATGGGCAATCAAAAGCGGGACGGCGTACACTGTCCCGCTTTTACTTTGCAAGAAAGGTCGAAACATGGAAAAACTGAGCATTTACAGAATATCTGATAAATACATACATTTTTTGCACTCACGTGACAAACGCGTCCAGTTTAACAAGGACGCAAGAAGACCGTATGTCGGCGTCGTTTTGCTTGTCGGAGAATATCGATATTTTGTTCCAATGGAGTCTCCGAAGCCAAACCATGTTAGAATTAAACCTGGAATTCACATATTCAAATTAGACGACGGAAAACTCGGTATTCTTGGTTTCAACAACATGGTTCCCGTCCCTGATTGTGCCCTTATTAGATTTGATATTGATGATGAGACGGACGCCCAATACCGCGCACTTCTATATAACCAGCTTGTCGAGATTGATCGCAACCGTGCTTCTATTTTCCAGAGATCCGCGAAAACGTATTTTGAGGTTGTCAACAAGAAAAACACATTTCTCTGTAATATCTCATGCGACTTTAAGACGCTCGAACGTGCCAGCAAGAGATATGATCCAAATTACATATGGAAGAACGCGAAGCCCGAGGCATAATGCCCCGGGCTTTTGCTATACGATATTCAGCCTTTTTGCCGTCCTGCGCGCCTCGTTTATGCCGTGTACAAGTCTCCGCGAGATCGTCGACCGGTCCATGTGCATCTCCGCCGCGATCTCGATCTGCGGCAGCCTGTCCATGACGTACATCCGCATGATCTGCCGATCTTCCCGGCCAAGCATCGCCTGCCCAATGACGCGCTCCCAATCGCCCGCCAGTAAGGTTTGCAGCTCCACTGGTAGATTTACGCGCCCTCTTGCCATTCGCGCCTCCTTTCGGCGCGCAGGACGGCGCAGGCTTACTTCGTGCTCAGCACGGCGATATTGCCCTTATTGCTGACTTTCAGACCCAGCGCCGCGGCGATGTCGCGCACCTTGACATAGTTCGTGCCGTTTTTCAGGATGCGCTCCACGGCGACCTCCTTGCCGTCCACGATCATTTTCGACTTTTCAACCACTTCATCATCAATCCTTTCCTTGAATCTCGCCCACTGCACATTGCCGGACGTGTTGTAGTGGGTGTTAATATCGTCCCCGACAAACGGCCTCGGACACATCTTGCCCGACACGTCGTAGTGCCGGATGACGTTCTCGGCGGGGATGTTGTACTGCTTCATGAGCCGCCTGATCAGCCACACGGCGTTTTCAAGCGTCGCCTCATCGAAATACCAGTCCGTATCATACGCGCCCAGCCGCGCCTTGTTGACCTTCCTCGGGCGCACCTCCACGCCGATAGAATTCCAGTTCCGGCATTCCGGATGCTTCTGGCCGTCTCCGCAGTGCCACGCAATGTCGGACTCCTTAACACATCGGTAGATGGTGTTGCCCTCGTCAACGGCATAGTGGGCGCTGGCTCTGGCCTGCGGATTCTTGAACCACTCGGCCACGCTGGCGGCGGTGCCGAGCGCGCCGAAGTAGTGCACCACGATGTATTTCGGGCGGAAGCCGCCCTTGCTGTGGTTGCAGCTCGTCAGAGCGTCCTTAATTACCGGCATCTCCCGCGCCGCCTCCTTTCTCATCCACCGCATCCTGAAGCTTCTGGCTCTGCGTTCCGAAGTAGAACGCGATGATGACCGCGTAGATGGTCATGAAGTCCTGCGAGATCTTGCCCACGACCGCCATGTAGGCGAACACGCCCGTCAGCACCAGCGTCACCAGCGACTTCACGCTCAGCAGATTTCCAAGCCGTTTCTTGATATTATCCATAATCAACCCTCCCCGCGCATGCCTACGCCTTCGGCAATCGCCAGATTTGCGCGGAGCATCACATCTTCGAGATGCGTCAGCGCCAAACTCCTGTTTCTACACGCCGGAATTTCCATAATGGCCTTCTCGGCTTCTTCCAGTTTAGCCCGAATGCGTTCCGAAATTTCCTTGTCCTCCGTACAGAATCCTACTCGTTTATACATCGTATGTCCCTCCATCTTCTTTGTCGTTCGGTTTTGCAAATACACGTTTTACAAGCAGGAGCAGCAGCTCCCCGCCGAAGGCCGCGCCCGCGAACACCAGCACGTCCGAAAGGTCGCACGTCCGGTCGAGCAGCAGCGCCGCCGTCTTGACGACCATCGCCCACGCGAGCGCCGCCGTCAGCGCCCAGAGGCAGTAGTACACCAGCTCCCGCGCCATCTTGCCCTTGGTCACGCGCGACTTCTTCACGATCTTCGGCATTTCATCCACCCACCCCCAGCTTTGCCAGTGCAAAGCCGATCAGCCCCGCGATGAGCGCGGTAATGACGCCCTTCACGACCGCCTCCCAGCGGCTTCCCGGCAGCGCCTTGAGGCTTTTCACATCGGCCTTGATCTCGTTCACGTTTTCCTCGATCGTCTCCTGCTTGGTGGCCAGAACCTCCACCGAGGTCGCCAGCTGATGCAGCGCCTTGTTGTCTGCCTCCAGCTCGTCGATCCTGTGCGAGTTGCTCTTGCATCGCGCCTCCACGGAGGCGATCTGCGCCTGAATCCCGTCTTCCATCTTGTGCTCCTTTCTCGCGGGCATTGCCCGTCATGTGATTTCTTCGTCCAGTGTTACGATCAGATCCGCGCCCTTGCCCTTGGCGGACACACGGAAATACTTCGCCCCCTTCGGCGGCGCAACATTCTCGTCCGTAGAAAATGCCGCAGCGGCGTTCGGGTCCTCCACCCTGGTCGGGTAATAGATGCTGTTCCCGAGCTGATTATAGCTAAGTACGTTCCCCTTCAGCGAAAAGTCGGCATTGTACCACGCCAGCCTTGCGCCATATTCGTTCCATGCAATGCCGTCACCGCCGATGCGATAAATATGAACCGCGCCGCCGTCAAATGGGATAAAGCCGGTGGTCGTGAAGTGGCTGCTTGCCGACAATACGCCGCTGGAGCTGAGCATCTGCCCATCCGTATACGGCGCAGAGGCCCCGCTCGTGTCCACAGCGATCGGGACAAGGTTATGATACGACACCACCTTTGCCGCCTTCGCCGTAATGACCACGTCGCCTGTAACCGCCGCTATACTGATTACACCAGTGTTGGCGTTGTAGGCTGTGGCCGTAATATCCGTGCCGCCCATCGTGACCGAGACCGTCTCCATCGTGTAGCCGCTCACCGCCGAAAGCGCCGCCGTATATTCCGTGCCGTCCTCGGCAGCAACCGCGTCATTGCTCGTCGTCACATGCGTCAGCGTGTTCGTGATGCTGTGATAGACCGTTGCCGCGTACCCGATGGTTCTGTCCGTTCCTGCGCCGTAGCAGAACGAATAGATCACCTGCTCAGACGGATTGATGACGTTGATGTTAAAGGCCGTGTCCTTGCCCGTTCCGGCCGTCTTGTCGTAGGCCGCGGGGTCACCGAACGGAATCCCGTACATGGTGACGACGCCGGAGTTGTTGCGGTAAAAGCAGGCGTTCGGCGTGCACATCCGCCATGCGTCAAACTGTGTGCCTTTTCCGTTTTCCACGCTGTGGAGCTTTCCGAACTGGAAGCAGTGATTGTGCCCGTGGACATTTGCGATGAACTTCGCCGCATTTTTCCCCTGAAAATTGATCCGTTCTCCGCCGACAACGGCTACTTCTCCATTCACATATGCCTTTACGATGTTTCCCGCGGGATACGCGCCGCCCAGATCGAGCGGATAGTGTGCCAGCACGAGGATGCCCCACTTGGCGGCATCGGCCTTGCCTCCCACATCGCTCAGCGTCTCCGCAAACCACATCAGCTGCGCATCGGAGAAGATTTTCGGAGCACTTGCGCCTCCCGTCGTCTCGCCCTCACAGGAGTTCAGACAGATCACGCGCAGCTTTCTGTCCGGAAAGTCCCGATAGCAGTAGCCGTATTCCGCGCTTCCGTAGACAGCGCCCTCGTTGTATTTCCCGATGTTGTTTTTCAGGAATGCCGCGCCGACGAGCGTGCTGTACTCTCCGGTGTCGTGGTTTCCGACCGTTCGGAACTGCGGCACATCGCGCCATGCCTCACCGAGCCAGCCGTTGATCTCGTCAAACTGTGCCTGCATCAGTTCGGTCGTGGTCTTTGCGTTTCCGAACGTCACATCGCCGAGCATACATGCAAAATCGAGCCTCGGCAGACTGTACGCCAACACCTTGAGCGCCATGCAGGCGTGCAGATTTCCGGCGTTGATGTTCGTCTGCCAGCCGTCTGTCTGCGGCCCGGCGTGGTGAAAGTCGGAGACCGCCGCAAATACAATGCTGTCGTCTTTCAATACACGCCTGACCTTCTCCGCCACCGAAAGCGCCTCCGCCTTCACATAGTCCGGAATCTCCGCGTGCTGTATGCTTTCTTTTGCCGAAATCGCATCCACCGCATCTCCGAAGCCCTTTGCGTCGTCCCAAGTGAGCTTTGCCGCCGAGCCGGTTTTCGCGCGAATCCGGTCTGCCGTGTGGGTCAGCGCCGCACTGTTTGTCAAATATTCACTCAAAACGACGCACCTCCCGCCGAAGGAACGGTCTCCGCCGTCCAGACTCCGTTCGCGACCCGCAGGAACTTTCCGTTGTCCGCCGCCGTCACCGCAGGCGTCCCCGGTTCTCCTTTCGGGCCTCGTTCTCCGGCAGGTCCCTGTTCACCGCGCGGGCCCTGCACACCGGGATCTCCCTTGTCGCCCTTCGGCCCTTGTGCGCCGTTCATCACGTTTGCGGATGTCGTGCCGTTTTTGTCCTTTATGATGATCTTCGCGCCGCCATTGATCTGCGTGACCGTCGCTTCCGGGCTGTATCCGTCGCTGCCGTCTTTACCGGCCGCTCCGTCAGCGCCCTTTGCACCGGGATCGCCCTTTTCACCGCGGGATGGCTTGTTCGTATCCGTATCACCAAGATACCAGTTCCCGTTTGCTCCGATCGTCGGCGTGATGCCGTCCTTTCCGGCGGGGCCGGTCGCTCCGCCACCGCCGCCCTCCGGCACGACGTACCGGTCTTCCAGCCCGGGGAATTGGATCGATCTTAATTCTTTTTCTGCCATGTTTCCCACCTCACCTTCCGTATACCGACACAACGAGCGGTCCTGAGAACTTCGTGCCCTGTAGCGAGCTCATGATGATGATCTCATCCTGTCCGACCGAACAGCTCAGGTTTTCATTGTATGTCACGATTGCCTGGACCCCGTTGTGTGACGCCTGCTTGACAAGGCTTTTACCATCTAACCAGAAAGCGGCGAGCACGACGCCGCTCTCCGTGACCTCCTCCAGCTTTGTCCCGCTGAGTACGCTGCACTCAAGTATGCTTGTAACGCCGTCCGTGTTTGGTATTCGCAGCCCGTTTCCGCCGCCTCCTTGCATGACTAACCTCATGAATTTAATCATATTTTTGATCGGCTCGACGTGCACAGACGAGAATCCGATATAGTCGCCGGACGGCGTGATGTTCTGCTCTGTGTCTTTCGGCGTCACGCTGCACGCCTGAAGCTTCGCGCCCTCCACCGTCACTGTTCCGAGCCCGTAAAACGTGGCATCCGTCTTGCTGATGGTCTGCCTGCTTGTCGTCGGCTTTACCGTCCTGTCTTGCAGCCTTGCCGCTTTGATCGTCATGTCGCTTTCGAGATAGCGCCGGCCTTTGATGGTCGTCGGCGCCGCGGACGGCGCAACCTCCCACCCGCTGAAGCTCTCGATCGCCCCCGTAAACTTACCGCCCGCTCCGTATGCGGTGTATCCCGCAAGCATCTGTTCCGCTCCGCCCGTTGCGTCCGCCGTGTTTGTCCCTACGTTGATTCCATCCACGGCCTGTGTCAGCTCGTCGATCGTCTTTTTCCCGCTCACCCCGGCTTTTCTGCGCACGGCATCTGCCAGCGCCACCAGCTTTGCCTTTGTTACAGCTACCTTCGCCATCAATATGCCTCCGTGTCTCCGTCCGGCATCGCTGCCAGCACCGCCTGCACAAGCTCCTCCTTGTCTGCCTGCGTAAAATAATCCGTCCCCTTCACCGGCGTTTTTCCGTTCGTTCCCGCAGGCCCTTGCTGCCCATTCGCTCCGGCAGGCCCTTTGATGTTCACGGGCTCCGGATTCACGAGCCCTCCGTCGTTCGTCCAGCTGATGATGCCATCCGGGCTGACGGACGGCGTGAACGTGTATCCGTTCTGCCCGCTCGTTCCGGTTCCCTCGGTCGTCAGCGCCCGGATGGTGATGTTGCCGTTTCCGTCGTCCTCGACGACTGTCTGGAAACTGTCTCCTTTCGGGCCTGGCTGCCCGCGCGGGCCGGTCTCGCCGTCCTTTCCGTCTGCTCCGTCTCGTCCTGCCGGCCCCTGCGGTCCGGCTTCTCCCCTTGGCCCTGCCGGGCCTCGGATGTCTCCGAGATCGATCTTCGCTCCGTCCGTCAGCGTGAAGATCAGATGCCCCGCGTCCGATACCTCCACGGCCTGTATGCCGCGCGAGATCAGCCCGTGGATCGTCACCATCACGCTTTCCGGGATCTCGATTTTCATACCCTCGCCTCCTTACTCCACGCGCGCGACGTTCCCGCTCGCGAGCGTGGTTTTGTCTCCATGTGTGTACAAAATGTCGTAGCGGTACAGTCCCTTCCGGAATTTCGCGCTCACGTCCTCCGTGAAGTCGAGCGTCACCGTGTTTCCCACAATGCCGGAAAACACGAACTGCTGCACCTGCGTCCGCATCCGGTCGTAGAACGTGATCTTCACGCTGTCCGACGCGCCGACCGTGACGGCCGCGCCGTCCTGGTCCTCCATCTCCAGCCGGAGCCGGAGGGAGAACGTGTCTCCCTCATACCAGCAAATACACCCGTTCGCAATGCGCGGGCTGACCCGCGCCGCCGGGATCACATTGCTTGCGCTCACTTCTGCGCCTCCTCCCATTTCTTGATCTTGTTTTCCGCTTCCTTCTTGGAAAGCCCGCACGCCATGAACGCGTTTCGCAGGTATCCCTTGAGCCGTGCCTTCCCGGCTTTGTCTGCCGCAAGATATTCCTCGCGGAACATCTCCGTGATTGCCGCGCGGATCTCCTTCGGCTCATATCCGGCCTTCTCCAGCTCCTTGAGCGTGCTGCGCAGTTCCTTTCCGGTCGAAACGGCCTTGTACAGCCTGTCGTGGTTTTCCGTCCACGGCTCAAACCCGGTCATCGTGTAGCTGTCCGCAGCAAGCGCCGTCTTCTGCTCCGGCGTCAGATCGAGGCCATCGATCAGCTGGAGCGTCTCGTCCTTCACGCTTCCGGAGATCGTCTTGCCGTCGGCGTCCTTCTCGCCGGTCACCCCGGCGGCCGCCTGAATGTATCGAAGATACTCTCCCACATCCGCGCCGGCTTCCAGCAGCTTGTCGATCTGTGCCTTCTCCTTGTCGCTCGCCATCATGTTGTAGTAGTACAGCACCTTCCCGCTGTCCTCGATGTCAAAGGACAGAAGCATCTGCATCTTGAGCTCCTTCGCTGTCGCGTCATCGGTCTTCTTGATCTTGGACATGGCCTTGATGAGCTCATAGCTGTCTCTCTGGTCAACGCCACCGGCGCGCATCGCCTCATACGTCTGCGTGGCTTTCTCGCTCAGTGCGCCGAATCCCGCCTCGACCCAGGCCTGCGCCTCCGGCGTCGCGCTCTTTCCGAACAGCATCGTTCGTGCAACCGCGCTCGCCATGTCGCCCTTCCGGTCGGTGTAGATCGGATACTGGAGCCGCCCGTCCGCCGTATAGCTGCCCTGCCGCTTCAGGGCGCTGAGGCCCTGCCACATTTTTTTGACCTGCCCGCCGCCGAACGGCAGCAGCCAGTAGGCCGCCGGGTTTACCATCTCTTTTCCGACCTTCGCCAGCTTTTCCTCGTCCGTCGCGGTCTCCGAGTCCAGCGCCGTCAGAATGTTCTTTACATTCGGCATGGAGCTGGAGAAGGGGAGCTTGCCGCCGCCCATCAGATTCCCGATAAACGGCGCTTCCTGCCCGACGTTCACCGCCATATCCCGAATGGTCCCGATCGCGCTCTCCGGCTCCGACTCCTTGATGAGTCCGCCGCCCATGGCCGCGTCCACCAGATTGTTGAGTTCATATCCCGTCAGATCGCCCACCGTGTCGTTGACGATCCCCAGCGGGTCGAGCATCGGCCGTCTCCCGATGAAGTGCTCGTACACCTCGTTGTAGATGTACCCACCGATCAGGAACTTAAAAAGCGCATAGGCCAGTGCGAACATGCCCTTCTTTCGCATATCGCGCGGAAGGTCCTTGAAAAGATACGAGAAGGTATTGTTCACCTCAAGTTGGAACTGTGTAAACATTTTGAATATCGGATTCCTTGATTCAAACATTGTCGGCATCGCGCCCTTCGAGCGGTCTGCCATCACGTTTGCCGCGAAGTCGTCCGCCTCGCGCATCGCCTCCTCCTCGCTCATGCCGCGCGCGATGTTCTCCATGTACCGCGCCCGGACAATGGTGTCTGCCGAGAACGTGTCGATCCAGTCCATCGGCTTTGACAGTACCGCGCTCGCGCTCTGCTGCCAGGTGCGGACAAGCGGATCACTTCCGCGCCGGTTTACGAGGAAGTCACTCCGTTCTACAAAGCCGTCGTCTTTCGTCCATCCCTTGAGCGTCTGCCCCATCGCCTTGAGCACGGATGTCGTCTTGAGCTGTGCTCCTGCCTGCGTGATGACGCCGAAGTTTGTCAGCCACGACGCCGGGTTGACCGCGACCATGTTTGCCGCCACGCGGTTCTCCCATGATTTGAGCAGATTGTATACCTTGCGCCCGGCAAGACTTTCAATGCCTCTGTCGTATTTGCTTTTCTTGTTTGCCAGCAGATTTGTGTATTCGTCCAGCTCGATCGCGAAGTTTGAAAGCGAAAAGCGTCCCTTGTCCATGATCTCCTTGATCTCCAGTTCCTTCTGGTGCTCGGTCAGATCGTCTCTTGCCCGGACGTCGTCCACCCGCTCCCGCAGTCCCTCGTCCGATGTGCGGTATCGCACCTGCTGCGCAAGCGCCCGCAGATTCTGAATGACGTCTGTGTAGCAGATCACGCTCGCCGCGCCCTCCACGTACTTGTCAAAGCCCTCCACCGCGTCATACGCCGTGTCAAATCCGATTCGCTCCAGCGCATTCCCGAAGTAGGCGATACCAGGCTTGAAAGTGTGCGTCAGGCCGCTGATGGTCGTCGGCAGGGCCGATACCTCCGCGTCGATGCCGAGCGCCTTTCCCATCAGCCCCAGAATGCCGTCCGTCGTCCCCGGCTGGAAGTGCGGGAAATAGCCCTGCCGGTAGTTGATCGGCTCATAGCCGTTTCGGATGCGCACGTCATTCATCTGTTCAAAGAGTCCGTCATAGATCTTCCGGAACGTCTCCACGGCGTTTTCGATCTTCGCCCTGTCCAGCCCCGGACTCGTTGCCCACAGATCCAGCACGATCTGCCGCCATTCGTTGAGCGTCTTTCCGTCCCGGTCCTGCGCCCGCGGGTGCTGCTCGAGATACCGGATGTTGTCCTGCGCCTCTCCCAGCAGCTGCACCGCGTGCGCCTCGCTCACGGCGTCGCCCTTGTTGGCCTTCCGGCTTAAGTCCAGCGCCTTGACCTGCTCGCGCAGCTGGTTTTTCAGCTTGTTCGCGTTCGCGCTGGCCGTCCGGACGGGCTCAAAGTACGTCCTGTTGATGATCTCCGCGTCCGCCTCCGGGAAAATGTCCCGGACATTGCGCGTCATCGTCTCCCGGCTGTACTGGATGCCGGCGGCTTTGTCCTTCGCCTGGTCCGCGTTCTTGAGCGCCGCGTCTGCGGTCGCGAGCCTCTGCGCCTTCTGATAGCGCCTCCAGTCCGCGATCTTCGCCGCCGCCGCGTCATAGTCTGCCTTCGCCTCGTACATAGCCAGGATGCCCTTTGCGTTCTCCATGCCCTGCACGTCCTCCGGCGCGAGATCACCGCGCAGCAGCCGGTTTAGAACGTTGTTGTCCTCCGCCGTCAGCAGGTTCTTGGATGCGGCGCGTTCATACGTCCGGCGCAGCTTCTTGAGGTCTGCGTAAAGCCCCTTGACCTCATCCAGCGTCGTGGGGACGGCCCGCGCCTGCTTCTGCCGCATCCGCGCCTCGGCATACCGCCGTGCAACGCGCAGCGAGCCCAGCATGTTCTCCACGCTCGCCTCATAGTCATTCTTGGCCCAGCGCTTGAATTCCTCCGCTTCTTCCCCGTGGAACTCGTCCAGCGACCGCTGCACCCTCTCGATGCGCTTGGACACCTCAAACATCTGCATCAGCTGATCCGCTGGGTGCGTCACGCTTGCCGGGAACAGCTCCGGCGCCATCTCCCGCATCTGGTTGTAGGCAGTGTCCACCGGCAGGCCGCCCTCGTCTGCAATGCGCAGCCGCCCGAATGCCGCCCTGCGGAAATCGTTAAAGTCCGCAATGTCTGCCCGATCCGTCTCCGACAGCGTGACCTTCAGATCGCGCAGCCGCGTCTTCACGTCCTTGTACTCGTCGTAAAATTCCGTGTCCATCTCCACGCCGCGTCTGTAGGACTCCTCAAAGTTCCTGTCTACCGTCTCCTGCGAGATCCTGCCGGTCTGGAGATATTCGTTCATCATTTCTTCAATGGCAGGCTTCAAGACCTCCTTCCGCGCCGCAAACGGCATCGAGAGCGTCTGCTGGATGGCCGCTGCCGTCTGCCCGCGCACCCCGCGCAGATAGTCCTGCGCTTTCTTCGGAATGCTGTCCATCGTGAAAGCGGTCGTCCCCTCTGCGCCGGCGTCAGATTCCGCTACCGAATAGCGGAACTGGCTGACCGACGGTGCGTTGCTCACTTCCGGCAGTGTGCCGTCGTTAAAGTAATTGCGGATGTCCTGCAACACCTTGTTCGCGTGTGTTCCGTACGGATACTCTGTGCTGGAGATCGTGTTGCCGCTTGCGTCGTCAATGTCCAGAATGACCTCGCCGCGCTCCTTGCTGATGAAGTCGCTGAGCGAGTCCATCTGTGCCTTCGTCGGCATGACGGCAAGGTTGATGCCGCCGCTTTCCGGGGAAATGCGGATGTTGCCCTCCTGCATGAAGCGCACCATGCCGCCCGTGTAGTCTCCGCCGCCGTAGTCCTCGCCGAGCGCGTCAATGATGTCCCTGTGATCGACGCTGCGGTATCCGCCGGAGCCGCCCTCGTGCCGTCCGGAGAAGTCCAGCCGCGCACCGTTCAGCAGAACATAGCCCGTTTCGCTCCACTTGTACGTCCTTCCGAAATAGGTAAGCGCAGCCTTGTCGTTTTCCTGCGGCGTTGCTGTGGTATCGTCAGCAGAAAATTTTTCTTGACTTTTCTGCTCCGATCTGCGTATACTGGTATCAGAAGAGTTAGCGTCGGCGGCATTGTTGCCGTTAACCCCGGCAGCGAAAGTCCGGGGGGCGTTGCCTCTTCTTTTTTTCAGCGCAAATGTGTATACAAAATTTCCATCCTCGCGCTCCATGACGTCCAGATTGAAGTCATACACGCCATTTCTCGACGGCTGCTGCTCGTCAACGTAGTTGATTGCATTTACGAAATAATGCCAGCGTTCGCTTCCGTCGTGCGCAAGCGTTTCTTTAATACCGCCCTTGCTGGCATCATAGGTCGATTCACTTGCGATCTCCCAGATATCATCCGCAAGGTTCAGAGAAATAAGGCGCTCCGTCCTTGTCCCTCTGCGATTGCCGAACGCCATCTTCCCGGCGAATTCCTGACCGTTGGATTCCCCGTCAAACCGTGCAGAGATCGAACGTTCCTTGCCATCCTGTAAAATCGTAAGCTGGAGAGGCTTCTTCGACCAGACAGCCTTAATCAGGCTATAAAGATACTCCTGTTTTTCAGTTGCGGTCATATCGCTGCTGAAATCGCTCTTATAGGTCTTTAGCCCATTCGGCCCATATCCGACCATACTGTACTTCTCCGGCGGGCCTCTGGTCCCGCCGTTTTCTTCTGCCGCCTGCTGCGCGTCCTGCGCCTGCCGGGCGGCTTTTTGTATGATCTTTGCCTTTTCCTCCGGAAACCGGTCCATGCCCGCGTAGGCGTCCGCGCAGATCTCCTCGATGTACGCATCCAGCTCCTCGCCGTCGTAGCAGCCCTCGTATGCCTCGGCATACCGCTGTGCAAGCTCCCGAATGCCGCTATCTCCCAGCTCGTCTGCCAGCACCGCCCGCACGCTGTCCAGTAGTCCCGGCGTATCCTTCACCTGCCGGTGGAACGCCTCGTGGTCTGCAAGCTGCTGAACGCTCCATTTCTTCGCCGTCGCGTTGACCCATACCGAATTGCCTGCGGCCACGCCGTCTGCGTACCGCGTGACCTTCGCCCGCTGGTTTTCCACGCTGATCGAGCCAACCGTGAAGTGTACATCCGCAAAGCCAGCGCTTTTCAGCGTCCCGGCGGCGGCCTTCATGCCCTCCGTCCATGTGCTCTGCGGCGCCTCGCGGAAACTCCGCTGCGCAGAGCCCTTGCTCAGCCCGATGTCCTTGCCGCTCAGGTACGGCTGCCCAGCAGCGCTGACGCGATTTTCGAGGCCAATTCTTTCCGCGACTGCTCGCCCCGCTGCGGATCGCGCCGCTGTGCCGCCTGCGCTGCCTGCCACTGCTCCAGCCTGCTTTCCGGAATCCATACCTGCATTCCGTTTTCCGCCGTCATCAATACGCGCGGCTCCTGCTTTTTCGCCATTTGCAATTTCCTTTCCGGCGCTCCACGCCTCGTCTGCCAGTGCCTTGTCAATGCCCTGTGCGGCTCTCTGCGCCGCTGTGCGGCTCATTCCGCTTTTACCGTACTCGTAAGCCGCGTTCACCGCCTCGGCGTACTGCTGCGTGCTCTGCGCCCCGCTGTACCCGGAAAGCAGCACGCTCGTCATCCGCTCGTCATAGCCGTACCGCTGCGCAGCCTCGCTCAGTGCCCGGTCCGTGTCCTCACGGCTTTCCACCTCAAACTGCCGCTCCGCGCGGGCATCCTCTGCCTTCCAGCGCGCCTGTGCGTCCAATGCGCCGCTGACCTCCGCCTTGTTCAGCTTCTCAAAAGCCGCATCCGCTGCGTCCGCCTCCGCGTCGTTGATCGCCTCTGTGTATTCCTGCGCCCGCACCTGCGATACTTCCTCCTCCGCCGCCCGCGCCCGCGCGTCCCGCTCCTCTGCATACCTGCTGTAAGCTTGAAAGTTCGCCTCCCGCTGTGCCGTCTCCGCTGCGCCTTCCTCTGCGGTCACCGCTTCACGCACCTGCTCCACGTCAACGGTTTCACCCGCCTGATCGATTGCATCGAGCACCGCGCCGATGTCCGCCGCGTCCGGTGTCACGCCGTAAGCGATCTTGTCCCGTATCACCTGCGCCGCCTCCTGCACGGGCGCGCTGTCTACGGTCTGCGCAATGTCTGCCAGCTCAGCGCCCGCCGTCCGAATAACGCGCTCATAGCGCGCCTGCCGGATCTGATTTGGCGCGTCGGCCACGTTGCCGACCACCGATAGAAACACGCCGCCGAGAAATGCGTTTCCGATCGACTCCGCATCCGCAAACTCCGTGTTGCTTCCGTTGTAGATCGCCCACTCCGCAACCGGATCAAGAACTTCGGTCACGACCTCCTCCAAGCCCTCCGACGCAATGTCAAACGCCTTGCTGTTGAGGATCTTCATGATCGTCTTGTTGTCCGTCAGCTTACCGACCGCCTTGTTTACCAGCCCCGCGTCCGTGTCATAGATCGGGTTGCCGCCGAACAGCTTTTCGGAGAACACCTCCAGTCCGCCCGCGACCACGCCGTAGGCCAGCGCCTGCGCATCGCTCGCGCCCTTCTCCTTCGCATCCAGCGCCGAGTTGCCGCCGGCTGTCACGCCGAGCGTCGCAAGGTTGTTGACGCCAACGCTGCCGCTCACGCCCGCACCGAACAGCATGTTTCCCAAAGACGGCATCTGCTGCTGAATCCAGAGCGGAACGCCCTTGTATTTGTCTGCGATCTCCGCTTCGAGCTTTTCAAGCTCCTGCCGGTGCAGCCGCGCTATCTCCTCGTGGCTCGTCATGCTCTCGCCCGTGTAGTAGCTGTTAAAATCGTCCGCGAGCGCCAGCATTTTGTCTTTCAGCCCGCCGTCCGGCACGGCCTTGGCCAGATCACGAAGCGCCCAAGCCGCCGCGCCGTTTGCGCCCTGCTCCAGATAGCCCAGCACGGACTCAAAACCAGTCATCGCCTGTTCAAAGCCGCCTTTGAATACGCCGCGCCCGAGGTCTGCCGCGTACTCTCCCAGCCTGCCGGATACGGACTTTTCCAGCACAGCGCGGCGATACCGCTTTTCCCGCAGCGCCTCGTCCATCTCCGTCAGCGTCATCGGCTTTGTGCGCCCGGCGTTCACCTCGTCATACGCCCCGCGCAGCTTCGGAAGCCCCTCCGGATCGTCCGCCTGCATCGAAAGCGCATAATCCCGCGCCCTTTCAAGCTGCTCGATCTGCCGCCGCAGCTCATACTGCGTCCTCCGCTGCCCGCTCTCCTGATCGTGCTCCACCGTTTTTTCAGCAAAATTTGGCTGCTTCACCGGCGGCCGCATTGCCCGTATATAGCCGCCGACCGGGCTGCTGCCGACGGCGTCCGCCGCGCGGCTGTAGCGTTCCTGGACTTCCGCCGCGCGCTTATATCGCTCATACGCCGACTCATACATAGCCCGCGTCATGGTTCGGTAGTTCGGATTGAACTCACCGTTCTTTACGTTCCGGCCGCCGCCGTTTGCCTCGAACTGCCGCAGCGCATCAAGGCCGCTGCGCCACGCGCCGCCAGAGCTTACCTCCGTCTGAGCCTCGCTCTGCGTCTGCCGTCCGTTCCTCGCCTCATATTCCCGGAGCGCATCCAGCCCTGTCCGTTTCTTTGCCATCTCGTTCTCCTTACTCCAGCGGGATACCGTACCCCGCCTTGTTCAGTATTGCCGCAAGCTCGTTGTACTGCTTTCTGCCCTTCGCATCGCTGAGATTCAGCTGCCCCGCCATGCTCACAAACAGCTCATACGCCTTTTCCGGCTGTCCTGCCGCGATCCACTCTCTCAGCCCTCGCTTGAGCTGATCGTATGTCTTCGCGGCCGCGCCGCCCGCGCCGCCGCTGTTGTAGGTGTTGTCGATGTATCCCTTGCCGTTTCCGGTGCCGGCCTTGCTTCCGCCGCCACCGCCGCCGCCACCGCCTCCGGAGGCCTTCGCCTGCTGTGACTGCCAGTATGCCTGCTCCCGCGCGGCCTTCTGCGCCCAGTAGCTCAGCTGATCGGAGTACTGCGTGTAGTCGCGGCTCCACTCCGAGTCGTAGGCGCTCCGCGCGTCGGCAAGGTCGCTGTAGTAGTCGGATACCGTGTCGCGGTACTTGCTGTAGTCCATGTTCTCGCGTCCCTCGACAAGTCCGTACCGGTTGTAGAGATCCTGTCCCTCGTCCCGATACCTGCCATACGCCCGGTCGTAGAGATCCGGCACGATGTCGTTGAGGCTCTGGAGGTATGCATTGTACGCCTGCTGGCCCACCTGCTCCGAGTAGGTCGATCCGTAGCCGCCCGTCAGGCTCGCCGCCTGCCCCATCGTGTCCTCCATGGCCTGCCGGCCGAGCCTCTGGTACTGCTCCTTGTACTGCTGATAGAGCGCATCCTGATTGAGGTCGTACTGGAAGGGCTTCCGGTTCGTGATCTGGTCGTAGAGCTTATCCAGCTCCGCGTCCCAGCGCGACTGATATGCCCCCGGCCTCCGGCTCTGCACCTGCTGCAAATACGCCTTTGCCTGCGATACCGCGCCGGAAGGGGAGTAGCCCCGTTCGAGCGTTCCGAGCCTGCCCGCCGTGTAGTCCGAATATCCCGGCAGCGTGTTCCGGCTCGCATAGCCGCCCTGATAGCTCTGCGTGGTCTGATTTCGGTTCACGAGCGTCGATTTGTACTGCCCGTCCGGGCCGACGCTGTCAATGCGGTACGTGCCGCCCGCTGTCACGACCTCGTCGCCCACGCCAAGCCCGGCAGGGGCCTTGCCGTTCTCATTTACCCTGTAAAGCGCCATCTTCCTCCGCCTCCTTCCTCTCCGGCGGCGCCGCCGCTTCCGCCGCCTCCTGCATCTGCACGATGCGCTCCAGTTCTGTCCGGACGCTGTCCAGCACCAGCTGCGCCACGATCGGCGGCAGCTTTGATTCATTCAGCGCCTCGGCGACCTTCCTCCGCAGCGTCTTTACCTCTTTTACCATCATGCTTCCTCCTTCGTGGTCTGCGTCACGTTTCCCGCAGTGCCGATTTCCGCGCCGTTGAATTTCAGGCTCGTCCCCTTGATGCTGATCGCGCCGCTTGCCGCGATCTGGATGTATGCGCTGTTGTCGCTCAGCGCCAGATACACCGCGCCGCTGTCCGCCAGGATACGCACCGCGCCGTAGCTGAAAAGCTCCATCGCCGTGTATGCCGTCGATGCGCCTGTGATGCTGATATAACCGCGATTCCCGATGTTGAGATCGAGCGACGTGAGCGAGCCGTACTTGTCTACGCTTACCGCCGCCGCCAGCGCGGAGAGCTCCGCCACATCGTCCACCAGCGACCGCAGCTGCGTCTTGATGCTGGAATAGCCTCCGGCATCACTTCCGATCAGCAGGTCATTTGCCTTGACCGTTCCGCTGATGTCCGCGCCCGTCGCGGTCAGCTTTCCGTCCGCGTCCACCTTGAAGGCGGACTTGATGGAAAGCCCGCTCGTCCCGAAATACAGCCCCGCGCCGCCCCATGTGTTGTCGGTGCGGTATATGCTGCTCTCGGAGATGCTCCACGGCCCGAAGCTCGATCCGGCCGCCGCCGTGATCTGGCCCGTCAGCGTCGCGCTGTATGCCTCCAGCGTGCCGTCAGGGAAGTGGAGCTTCTTTTCCGACAAATAGGCAACCTCGCTCCCGTCCTGCCAGAAGCTCACCCTGCCCGGCGTCACGGTCACAAGCTCGTTGCGGGACTTGTCGATCACCTCGTTCTCGTTCGCGACCGTCGTCTCGATGTTCCCGACGCCCACGCCGTACACGGGCTTCACGCCGTCGTAGTACAAAAGCCCCGTTTTTACATACTGCTTCGAGTTCACCGTGAACGCATTGTTCACGCCCGCCGCGTATTCGTAGAGCTGCCGGATGCCGAACTCGTTGCCGTCAATGGTCATGCTGGCCTCCTGCCAGTACTTGCCGAAGTCGGAGACCGCCACATAGTTCCCGCTCAGCTTGAGCCGGAACGCCTCGGAGTTCTCGGCCGCGAAGTCCGCCGTCTTGATGATCAGCGTCTTGAGCGCCGCATAGCCTGCAAGCTCCGTCTGCCGCTCCTGCTCTGCAAGGCTTTCTGCGTCGATCGCCTGCGAGATCTCCGTCAGCACCGCGCCCGCCGACCAGTCCGCTCCGTTGAGCGTGTCGGTCATCTGCATCAGATACCGCCGCAGGCCGTCGAGCTGCTGCGCGGCGTCCCCGCCGCTCATCGGCGGGTATTGTAATGTCATACTGCCCATGCTGCCACCTCAGAGCCTGATGTACGGTGCAAACATGCGCGGCATGTTCGTGCGGTTGTAAAAATCCTGATACGCCGTGTAGTATGCGTTGTACTTTGCCATGGCGTTGTTGTAGCGTGTCATCTCGCCGTTTGCATCCGCGATCTTCATCTCCAGATACCAGCGGTAGATTTCGTCATACGGCCACGGCACGCGCAGCACCGTGTCCAGGTCTACCGCCTCCGGGTATCCTGCGAACGGTTGTTCTTCCTGCACCGGCTGCGTGCATCCGCACCATTCCCGGTCAAACGGATCTCGCGTCCGCACCCAAGGCTCGCACACGGGATTCCCGCTCCCGTGTGTTTTTTCGATTTCTAAATAAACGACGCCGTCCAGCTCGCTCAGCCAGCGGACCTTGTCGATGTTCTCATACTGATTCGGCGTCAGCCGGTCTACGGCCTCGATCGCCTCTCGGATTGTCATGCGCGCCGCCTCCTTTTTTCTGAAAAAGGGGCGCTTGCGCGCCCCTCCGTATCACTGCTTCTGCATCGCGCTCACGCGCTCGAAAAGCTCTGCCTCCTGCATCTGCGCGTGCTCCAGCACCTCGGCCACCGCCAGCGGCACCTCCACGGGCTTTCCGCGCGGCACCTGATATGCCTTGCCGTTGATGCAGACAAATTCAAACTGCTGCTCCGTCTCGGAGGCACGCTGCAAAAACACGGTCTTCGTCGCCGCTGCCTTCGGCGCCTTAACTTCTTCCTTCGGCTCTTTTACCTCTGCCATGCTTGCCCCTCCTTAGTTCTTCTCGTCGGTTTCGGAATATTCCGAAGTGCTTTCTACGCGCACCATGCGCTCCGGGTACAGGATCTTCGTCGCGGTCGAGAACTTATAGCCGATCGTCGAGAACTGGTTCAGCGGGCCGCCGGCCTGCTCCTTGCTCTTGATGATCATTTCAAGGCCGCCGCCCTCCGGGTCGATCATACCGAATGCATCCTTGCCGAGGAACAGCGTGGAGTACACGCAGAGGTTGCCGCCGGTCTTCGTCGGGCAGGTGCTGTCGCACCATACCTTTGCCTCGGTGGTCTCGACAAAGCGCACGCCGTGCAGCTCGCCGATCTCACCGTCAAACAGCGGCCGCACGTCCGCGTACTTGTGCGCCTCGATCCAGTCCTTGTTCTCGCGGATGTCAAACGTCACGGACGGGTGGATGATGGCAATGTACTTGCCGTCGATCTTCGGTGCCTTCTGCTTCTTCAGCGTCGTCACCGCCTTGTTTACCTCCGTCGGCGTCAGACGGGAGGTCTTGTCCATCGCCGCGCGGCTCTCCACCTTCGTGTGCTCGCCTGCGGCGCTGACCTTGTCGCAGTACTGCACGTTCTTGCCAGCAGCCAGCGTGTCGCGGACGAGCTTGTCCTGCGTGGTGCCGGCCGACGCGCCCAGCTCCTCGGTCGCGCCGAGGATCACGTTGTCGATCGCGTGCAGCTCCAGCTGATCGGACACCGTGACATACGTACCGTGCTGCACGATGGCGCTCGTCATGCTCGACTGGCCGAACTTCTGTCCTGTCGGGATCACGCCCTCCTGCAGCGCCGGCGCATCCGCCAGCGTGTTCCACTTGCGCCACTCGACACTCTTGCCGCGGCCCTTCGGCAGCGGCTGCTTTCGAGCGAACTGCGCGTGAATCAGATTCGGCCGCGCGTTCTCCAGCAGCTCCGTGTCGTAGTAGGTCTTCATCGTGGACGAGAGATCGTTCGGCGCCGAGAACGCCGTCTTCTCGCCCGTGTATGCGTTTACGTAGGTATCGGTCGCGTTGACGAGCGTACCTGCGTCCGGCGGCGCGTAAAATACCTGAAATTGTTTGCCAAAAAGTTTCATTTATGCTCCCTTCCCGGGGCTTATAAAACGATGTTTTCGCCCCGTCTCACCCTTGCGCGAATTTCCTCGCGCTGCTGTTTTGTGAGCTTCCGAGGATCGAACTGTACGGGCACACCGGCACCTGCGTTTGCCGCGCCCTCCTGCGGGCGCATGCCGTTTGCCTGAATCCCGGCCACGGCCTGCTGCTGCGCCGCCTGTGCAACGGCGCGCGTCTTTGCCGCGTCGATCTCCGCCTTGTGCAGGACTTCATACGCCGTGCGCGCCGGAACGCCGTTTGACACGAGCCTTCCGAAGCTCGGGTTTGACAGCTCCACCGCCAGATCTGCGCCGGGGTACATCGCCTGTACCTCCGCGAACTCTCCGACGATGCGGTCAAACTCCGCCCGCCGCTGCATCTCGCCCTGCGCCATCGCGTTCTCACGCTGGAGCGCCGCGTTCTGCCGCTCCACCTGCTTCATGTGCATCAGGGTCTCCAGCGGGATACCCTTTTCCAGAGCCTCCTGCTCATAGAGCCGCTTGTCGTCGGTCAGCATCCTGGTCAGCGCGTCGTAGTCCACCTTTTCCGGGTCGGAGACGTCGATGCCGTACTGCTGGCCGAGCACATCGAGAATGGGGGAGAAGCGGCTGATCGTGCGCTTGGTGCCCTTGAGCCGCTCCGAGACGGCAGCCTTCACGCTGCGCTCGTAGTCTGCCTTGTACCTGCCCTTGATCAGATCCTCAAAGCTTTCTTCCTGCTGCACCTGAGCGACGGGTGCTGTCTGGCCTGCCTCCGGCGCTCCGGTTGCCCCGTTCTGGCCTCTGCTCATGTCCGGCTGGGCGGGTGCCGCAATACTGCCCGTGCCGCCGTCATCGGCGGCGAAAAACTGGAATGTAAATCTGTGAAGCATAGCGCTCCTTTCTGCCCGTCGGTGGGCGATCCCGTGAATTTATCTCGTCGCGCTTTGCGCGGTCGATACGTTTTCTTGCCGGTCACTCCGGCTGCGTGCTCTTTTGCGCCTGCTCGCGCGCGTCCGTCACATTCTTCGCCTCTGCCTCTGCGTTCGGCATTCCCACTGCCGCGCTTCCTCCGGCCACCGGCTGCGCCGCGCCGCCCGCTCCCATGATCTGCTGTGCCAGCCCGTCCGCCATGGCCGGGTCGTACCGCTCCGCGAGCGCCAGCGCCATCTCCTGCCAGCTTGCCAGCTCCTGCTGGAGCGTCCCGTTCTGCGCGATCTTCTGGCTGATCTCGTCCTTACCGTCGAAGTCCATCATGTCCAGCGTCGCCAGCGCCTGATCCGTCCGCGCCGGATCAAAGAAGCCGAGCTGATAGAACTGTAGCGCCAGCTCGTTCTGGCTGAGCCTCGTGTACTCCGAGGATTTCTGCGCCGAGACCTCAATGTCGAAAACCGGCTTACGCCACACGGCGTCGCCGCCGAGCCCGAGCATCTCCTGCTGCTTGAGATTCTGGTTGGAGTACGTAACGTACTCCTCCGTCCCGAGCTGCCCGCGGATGCGGAACTTGCGCGGCAGATCGTAGAACTGCCGGATGCGCTCGATCACCATGCGGATGAGCCGCGCGTATGCGCGGTACGCCGAGCGTGTCGCATCCTTGGAGCTCCGCCCGGACGCCTCCTGCAAGGCGGCAATCGCGCTGGCCGCCGTCACGCCGGAGGAAACCGAGCCGTTGTTCACGTCCGTGTTTCCGGTCGTCCACTTGAGCTCCTCGATCTTGTTCTGCATCACGTTTATGTAGTTTCCGGAAAGCGGCGTGACTGTGATCGGCAGCACGGAATCCTGCCCGAGATTTCCGTCCGTGTGGACAAAAGGCTTCCGCCAGTCCGCGTATTCCTTCTCGTTGATGCTGCCGTCGTTCCGCACGAACCAGCGCGGCGTGGACGCCATCACCGAGTTTTTGATGATCGCCTGATTGAGCAGGTCGATCTGCGCCTGTGCGCTTTTTCCGATGTCGATGTATCCGTACCCCGCCACGGAGCCCTTGACCGGGAACAGCGCGTCGATCACAAAGGGATAGTCCCCGTCGTCGTAAAGCCCCGCCTGCATGTTCGGGTCGTTCTCCGTCGCCGAGAGCACCGTCTCGCCCACGAACTTGCAGAAGTGCAGCACGCTTTTCCCGTTTACGATCTTTTTGTAGTACCAGTCCACCACGAGCGACTTGTTCGACGTGTCCACCTGATCGTCCGTCTTGTACTTCGCGATCACGCTGCTTCCGCCCTTCAGGCTGTCTCCGACCTGCGGGTATCGCTGACGGATGATGTCGTTGTCTACCAGCTCTGTGTAAAACAGATTCCGGCTCTTTTGGATGTCCGTCACGCCGGGCTCCCAGAACAGATTCAGGATGTCGATTTCCTTCACGGAGACGTCCCCCAGCCCGTTCAGCTTCCCGGCATCCCAGAAAACGCCCCAGATCAGCGTGCCCTGCTTCATCTTCGTCCAGCAGGAGTCCGAGTACACCTCCTCGAAGTCGTTCTGTTCTAGGATCACCGGCACGATGGATGTCAGCATACCGGCCTCCGCGCGGTCGTCCGGCTCCCTCGGCCGGATCGCAGGCTCCGGGAACGCCGCGACCGCGTCGGCGTGCTTTCCCATGATCACGTTGAACAGCCATGCCGACCGCCACTGCGGGTCGTAGGGATTCCCACTCGGATCCATTCTCTGCCAGTGCTGCATCTTCCACCACTGCTCCGAGGCGATCACGCGCTGCTCCAGCGCGGCCTTCTTCGCCTTGTACTGTTCGAGCGTCTCCATCGCCGTGCGGATCTGCGCCACGCCGACCGGCTGCATGGCCTCGCCCGCTCCGTCGGCGCCGAGCACATCCGTGATGTGCGTCATGCCCGTGTCTTTTTCCATCTTCCCCTCCTTATGCGTCGCTGCCGCTTTCCAGGATGCGGCTGAGGCTGAACAGCTTTACCGGCCCCGTCCCCGTCATCCGGAACCGCAGGTGGTCGCATCGCTGCGGCCGGATCGGAAGCAGGAACGTCCGGATTCCCCAGCCCTCCATGTGCCCGGCGTGTACCCACTGCCCGCCGGAGTCGTACTCGATCCAGAAGTCGCATCGGCTTCCGACCGGCAGCTGCATCCGGAGATTCAGCCTCGAAATGTACTTTTTCCCCGTCAGTCCGCAGGTCATGATCCCGCTCGTCGCGCTCCATGCCACGGCGTCCTCAAGCGTTCCGCCGCTTCCGTATGCCGTCATGAGCGTCCCATCGTCTTGCAGCATGTAAAGCTCGTCGTCCAGCGCCGCGAACTGCGTGATATGCAGCACATCCTCCCGGTGCCACAGTCCCTTGAGCGTGTCATACACAAAAAGGTCCCATCCGTCCTGCGCATTTTGCATCGAGATGTAATACTTTCCGCGCACGCCGCCTGCGGCAGCCCTGCGGTACAGCTCCGTTCCGAAGGCATCGGAGATCAGATAGGGGAGTGAGCCGTCGTAAACGCACACGCCGTCTCGCGCCTTGTAATAGAGCCTGTCCGCGATCACCGTGAGGCTTCGCTCGCTTCCGCGCTGGACGCCGCGCGCCTTCTGCTCCACGACGCGGTGCGAGCCCTGCGCGCTTGGATAAACGCGGTGGAAGCAGTCCTCCTTGAAGAAGATCGGGCTGTCTGCCAGCGTGGCCGCGCCCGTGAAGCGCCCGTCCGAGCCGCAGCTTGCGCGCCAGGAATCCGTCGCCACGCCCTGATAGCACTCCCAGTTCTTAAAATCGCCCAGCTTGCAGCAGTAAAGCTCGTTTACCGTCTTTCCGTCCGACACGCCGTACCGGCAGCCCCAGAGCCGGTTCCCGCTCTCCGTGACGTAGTCCATCTTCGGCACGCGCCGCGCGGCCTTCACCGTGCCGGTGCTCTGGCTCGCGTCCTCGTCGACGATCCCAATGATCACAATGTGGTTGTCTCCGACATCCTGCAAAACGTGCGAGCCGTTCAGCTTCTTCACCTGCTCCGGCCCTTGGAGCCCGCTCACCTGCACGCCGTCCGCCTTCTTAAAGCCCTTTCCGATGCCGTTTGCCTCCAGCTTTACGTACACCGTCGGGATGCTCACCCACTGGCTCTGCACCGCACTCCACTGCTTGAGCTCGTGCTTGCCTGTGTCGAGCCAGTACGCATCGTTCGCCGGATTCTCCGGCATTGCCTGCTGCCGGTGCGAGATCGTGATTATCTGTCCGTCCACCGTGCACACCTTGATCGTCAGTGCTGTCTGCTGGCAGTTCACCGCGTTCTCGCGGCCCATAAAGCCGTTGTCCGTGTCGTCCTCAGTGTTGAAATACCACCCGTCCGGGAACACGCAGATATACGCGCCCATCGAAACCATCTGCTTTTCTCCCGCCGTCAGCGTTACACCGTACATGGCTGGCTCCATGGATAGGCCGTTGTAGTACAGGATTCCGTCCTTGACCCACGCCAGCGCATCCTTTGCAAGCAGCCCCTGCACGCCTGCAAGGCTCATCACGGTCGCCCGACGCTCGCGCTGCGACAGCAGGGGATAGTGGCTGGATGTGAGATTTTCCATCTCGTAAAACTCCCCGTCCCCAATGCGCAGGTTGTGGTTGTAGCCCGCGAAGGCGTCCGTCACCATCTCGCTCTGCGCCGGCGCGGTAAGCTCCGGGTATCGCATATCTCATCCTCCCATCATGTTCAGCGGATCGATCCACTGCGGCTTGGCCGGTGCCGCGATCATCGGCTTGATCGGCCTTGACATGCAGAAATACCGCCACTCATCCGCGCAATGATCTTCCATGCTCGTGTCCAGGTCCTCCGGCTTGTGCGCATCGTACACCAGCAGCGGGATCGTCCGGATGAACGCCTTGCAGGTGCTGAATACATACATGCGCGGGTATCCGTTCTCATCGAACTGGAGCCGGTAGTGGCACTGCATCCAGCCTGGTATGCGCTTGTTGTCGCCGGGCGTGAAGTAAACGCGGTATCTCGCCGCCGTCTGTGCCACGCTCTCACCGCGCGATGCGTCCCAGATCGACGGGTCCGCGACGCCGCGGATCTGCTTTCCAGCGAGCCACGGGTGCTCTCGCTCCATCTGTGCGATCCTTGCAAACTGCTCGTCCGGCGACCACTTGATTCCCGTGTTCGGCTCATCTGTGCAGCCGTAAAGCTCCAGTATGCGATAGATCACGCCGTCGTAATCAACGGCCCACCACGCGCAGGAGAACGGTTTTCCGTATCCGAAGTCGTAACTCCGGCAGATCGTCCAGCCCGGATCCGGCGTGAACGGCTCGATCACGTGCGTGTTCTGCCGCGTCCGGTATCCGTCCGGATTGTTTATGAAATCCTCGAAGAACTGCCCCTCGTAGATGTCCCATCGGCCCTCAAGCCATGCCTGCCGCAGCTTTCCCGGCAGCTTTTGCAGCGTCTGCAAATACTCCGGCTGCGCCTCCATGAGTGCCTTGTTGTCGGTGACAAGCGCCTGGATGAACGTGTAGTTCTCCGGCTTCTCGTCCGTCTCGAACAGACGATCGATGAATAGCCTCTTGAAGTATCCGTGGCTCTGACCTCCCGGATTGAGCGTGTAGTAGGTGCGCTTCGGGAATCCGTTCGTGCCGCGCACCGTTGTGTCAATGGCGTCGAGCCATTCCTTCTTGAGCTGCGCGGCCTCGTCGATAAATACCACGTCGTACTCCGCGCCCTGATATTGCAAAATGTCCCTGTCCGTTGCGCAGTAGCCAAACCGAATCGTCGAGCCGTTCCGGAAGGTCAGCGTTTTCCGCACCTGCGAATATTTCGCCAGCCCCGCCAGCTCCGCGCAGAGCTGCTCAATGTGGTTGTTCAGCAGCTCGGGGTATGCCCGCCGGACGATCAGGATCTTGATCCCCGGCCATCTCAGCGCCAGCAGTTTGCCCTTCGTCCGCACGGCCCAGCTCTTGCCGCCGCCGCGCGCGCCGCCGTATGCCACATACCGCGCCTGCGCCTCCATAAACCGACGCTGCTTGTCGGAGATGCGCGTGAGATCGATCGTTACTTTTCCCATCCGGCCACGCCCTCCGGCAGCTCAAACGCAACATCCGTTCCGCCGTCCTTCGCCTCGTCCCAGCCGAAGCGCCGTTCCAGGTGGAACTTCGCGCCGTTCGCGTTCGAGCTGTCGAGCCGCTGAATGTTGTAGATCTCGATTCGCGCCCCTGCGCGCGCGCACGCTTTGCCAAGCTCCTCCGATGCGCACATCTGCGCCCATCTCTTTTCATCCACGCCCAGCGCCGCCAGCAGCTCCGGCAGGCACGGCGGCCGCGTCCATACCTCGCGCATCAGCGGCTTCTTGCCGCGCATCACCGTCTCCACGGCCATCTGCTGGTGCCCGTACTTGTCGAGCGCCGGGCACTGCATCACGACACGCTCTCCGTTTTTGATAAACTCGCGATCCTCCAGCACAGGGACCATCCTTGTCACCGGTTCCCTGTAGCAGATCGCCGCAAAATAGCGGTCTACCGCCGAGCGAAGCTCCCGCTCGCTCTTGTAAATCTTTTCGTTCAGGCACCTCGCCCCCTTTCTTCCAGAGGCTCTGCCAGACGCGGAGGTCCCCAGTCTCCGCGCCCAGTAGGAGGTAAAACACGGCCTATGCCGTTCGGGCTCGCGCCCGGCACAGCCTCTGGATCAAACAACAAAAAAGCCGGACCCCCGCTTTCGCGGAGATCCGGCTTTTGGCATATCCAGTTTTTCCTCGGATGCACAAGCAGCCGACGACCTCCGCAACAGCGGACAGATCATCGGCTCTGGCTCTTAGGCTCTGGCTCAGTATTCACGATCGTTACCTGCCTGCAATTCTTGCAGAACAGCGGGAAGTCCCGGAGCCTCGTCGACTCCAGCAGCCTGATCGCCGTGCGTCTGCCGCATACCGGGCAGACCACGCGATCACCTTCCATTACCAGATTACCACTCTTTTCCCCACTTTGCAAGTACTTCTTTCGCCTCCCTCTCCCTTCGTCCTAAAACGCTACACATTTACAAGGCGTAATGTAAGCGGCCCCCACTCCGCTCTTTTTGTTCTCTTTTGGGATCCAATACATATTTGAAATATAGGAAGCCGTACTGTGTCGCGCGCGCCTCCACCAGAACATAGCCGCGCGGCGCGACCGGCGGCCGCTCCGTGCTGTAGTCCCGGACAGCCTCCGTCGCCGGCTCTGCCTCCGGCTTCACGCAGTTGCGGCTTGCCTTCCAGCGGTGTCCGCCAAACTCCTCTCGCCAGTGCCCGTGCAGGTAGTTCGCCAGCGCCGTGTAGTCCTGCCCGTGGTCCACCTTGTTTCCGTTTTTATCCATATAATAGTTGTGCTTCCGCAGCGCCTTTGACTCTGCCACGCTGCCAAGGCCCCAGAGCCGCGCGAGCTCAGAGGCCGGAATGCCGTCCGTGATCATGTGCAGGTGAAATCGGCTCGTCGATTTTCCGCGCCCGTAGACCATCACGATCTTTGCCTCCGGAAAACTGTAGCTGAGCCTCCTGTAGTACTTGTCACGGATTTTGCGCATCTCCTGCGCACTATGTACCTCATATTCATCCGCCAGCGTCAGCGTGGAGTATAGGCTCGTCGGCCCGAAGTTCGCGTTCACGATCGCCGCGAACTTCCGCTCCGAGTTCTTGCGATTAAACTCCGCGCGCTCTGCCTTGTTCGCAAAGCGCGGCTTCTTCGGCCGGCTGGTCTTCAGCTCCGCGCCCGCCGCCACGCTGTAAACGATCTGCTCGCACACGTGCCCGGAAAAGATCCTGCGTTTATGCCGTCTTGCCATCTCAAGCCCTCCACGTTTCTCTGTGTCGCTCAAAGCATGGCATGATGCCTCCTGCCATGCGTTCAGCGCGCAGCGCTACACCTCAATACATTCGTTTCTGCGTATGTTGATCCGCTTCCCGCCGACTACGATCACATAGCCGCCGACCGGCGACGTGTACGACGGCCACCGCTCTGCGTCATATACGGCCCCGACCGTCGGGCACAGCTCCGGCAGCAGCTCCACCGGGCTTGTGATTCGGATTTTCACCGCCGTCGGCGTCAAAAATCGCTCAGCGGTTTTTCGCTGGAATGTCATTTTTCCCGCTCCTTTACTGTTATGATGTCCTGCGCACGGCCTTTTGCAGACGACCGTGCGCAGGATGCAAAGCCGGTTTCCTTTCCTGCCGTCTCATGGCAACGCGGCAGGCCATAAGTCCATCAATTTTCTTTTCCTTCCGGCTGATTGCCATTTCCCACGTGCCTGCGCCGCAGGCCGTCCTCGTCCTCCACCAGCGGCAGCGCGTGCCGCCGCTCCTGCTCTGCTGCCATCCACCCGCATCCGTGGCACACGTAAGCGCATCCGATTCCACCTGCACAGCAGCGCATGTCCTTCGGCAGCGTGCACGGATCCTTTGTTCCCACTAAGCCTCACACCTCCTGTATATCGATCCCGTACTTGGATCGCATCATCTTCCGGTTGCGCAGATACTCCTTCGTCCGCGTCGGCCCGCTTTTGACATCCTCCACCACCAGCTTCCCGCCGAAGCGGTAAGAAAAGTCCGCCGTGTAGCGGATCGCGCGGATGCGCTCTCCGCCCTCCGTGAGATAGCTCTCCTGAAGCGTAAACTGTGGCTGCAGCCGCAGATCCGTGATGATGCCGCCGCGCAGCATCACCATCAGCTCGTCATACCGGCGCGCCTCCTTCTGGCTGTCAAAGCGGATTGTACCGCGCTCTGCCTTCTGGCTTCCGTATTTCGGTTTCCCTTGGCTCCCCTTCGCAAGGGGAGCTGGCGCCGCAGCGCCTGAGAGGTCGATCTGCTGCCTGGCATACAGCTCCCGCATCCTCGGCGGCATGTCCGCCATGCTCTCAAACCGCAGCCCGCTCATTTGGTCGCGCCCCAACTGCAAAAATTATCTGGCTCGACAGCAACAGCGTTTTTTAAGGACGTGCGCGAAAAGCACATGCCATCGATGTTGTAAATGCAGTCCTTGCACCGCACCACCGGCACAACGTCGGCGGCGGGCATATCCGAGATGGATTGCAAGTTTTTTGCGCTGCACCCGTCCTGCATTAGTTTCATAAGTGCCGCTTCGCGGCTGATATAGCCTTCAAGCATCGTTCATCCTCCTCATTTTTGCTCCGCAGTCCTCGCAGTAAGATGCACGGTAGTCATCCCATTCGTGTTCTTCACCGCAATTTGAGCAGATTTGCATGCCGTCTTCCTCCAGCCATACGCCATACACAATCGGCGCAGCATCGGCAGTGCGCTGACGATGCAGAAGCGTTTTCACCCGTTGAGGTGTCCAGTTCGGATTTTCCGCGTTGCAGAATTCAAAGTCTGCCAGCGCCGCTTCGCGGCTGATATATTCGTCAGCCATTCTTCTTGCCCTCCATCGCCCGCTCGACCTCAATGCAGGTATAGTGGCGGCTGAAATAATCCCAATTTGCCGCGCAGTCGCTTCCCGCATCGTCCGGCGTTGCATCCTCATAATCAAAGTAGATGTTGATATTCTCCCCAAATGGTTCCCTGCTGGCGATTACTGCGGTTATGCGCACCGCGCGACCGTCCTCATCTACCCATCGTTCTCCCACCTTGCACGGCAGCACGACGCACCGCCCCTCTTTGTCAGCCACATGCAGGTTGTGTGCTCGCTCAATTCTGGATGTGTCATTGTCAAAAGCTGCTTCGACGACTTCTTTCATCCAAGAAACCTTTTCAGGGCTTAACCTTGTGTCCTCGTAGGACGCTAGGCGTTCCGCCATTGTGTAGATATCCGCTGCCCCCATCATGTACAGCGGTCGGCCCTTCCACTTCACAAATTCGCCGTCTCTTGCAGTCAGTCGCTCCATGTCTCATACTCCTTCTCGATGTATTCGCAGTATGCCATTTCCAGCCTCGCGCCTGCGCTTTCCGCTGCGTCCGGCAGGAAAACAACCGCGTCCGCTACGTCGATCATCGCAAAGCAGATGCGCATGTAGTCTTTTGGGCGCATCCCTTTTGGCAGGTCGGCTGGGTTGAGAGGGATGTGGCCCCCTCGGGCTATATCCGCCGCCGCTTCCTTAAATTTCTCCCGGTATTTCGGATCTCCGGTGATTTTCCCGGCTATGTAAATCTTCACGGCAATTCCTCCACATACCGCCAGCTCTGCGTTCTCGGCGGTCAGGCGCTCGATCACGTTAGCAGCCGCAAACTCGATGTATTCCCGCCGATCTTGGATTTCTCCGACCTTGCAGTTTTCGCATTTGTCGTCGTGTCCAATCCCCTTCGCGCAGCACCGCAGCGCCTTCACGATTTCATTGTCTTTCATATATCCTCCATTCCGCGGTTTGTTCTAAGTCCATCGGTTCAGCTCCTCCATCAATGCCTTAAAAATCGGGTATGCCTGCTGCGGCACTACGGCGTTCCCGAGGCATTTAAGTCTGTCCACCCTGGCGGGAATCCCATGAGCCACTCTACCCACGTCGGGTTCAGCTGCCCAGCAACGTCCGTCCGCAAACTCCTGTGATTGTTCCCGCCGTGTGTCCCCTGTGCATCTGCCGCGCACGGTGTTGCAAACATCCGCTCCATTGCCACTCTCTGCGTCAGATTGCATTTGCCCGGATCTTTCTGCCGGCTTGGCGGCACAGATTGCAGCGTGTCTTTGTATTCGTTCGCACGCGGCGTCGGCCACAGCCCTTTCGTCCGGGCTAACACGTGCTCCCGCAGATTGCTCACCCCCCCATGTACGCCCTGATTGCTCGTAAATGTCGTTTTCCCGGCTGCGAGCAGGTTGATCCTCTTTTCTGTTGCTATCGTGCAGCCAGCCACCGTCGGTGTCGGCCATATCTGCGATGCCGACGAAAAAGACCCTCGATCTTCTGTGCCAAGCTCCAACAGCCGCAGCCTCAAAATTAAACACGACGACGTGATAGCCAGCACGCTCCAGATCCTTGACCACCTGCCCGGCGGCAATCTTGATGATTCCAGGAACGTTCTCACCGACAACGCAACGCGGGCGCAGCTCTCGGATAACTCGGAGCATCTCCGGCCAGAGGTATCTATCATCCCCTTTGCCCTTTTGCTTTCCAGCCACGGAGAAGGGCTGGCATGGGAATCCGCCGGAAATAACGTCAACTGTTCGTAGTCCTGTCCGCTCATAAAAGCGCTCCTTTGTCAGTGTCCGGACATCACGCCAGCGCGGAACATCCGGCCAGTGCTTTTCCAGCACCTTCGTCGGGTAGTCGGCAAACTCGCACTGCCCGACGGTTGTAAAGCCTGCCCACTCGGCAGCTAGATCCAGCCCGCCGATGCCGGTAAACAGGCTCAGATGCGTCAGCATCGTGCCTCATCCCTCCCCGTCGTCAGCGCGGATGATCCCCGTCACCTCTTGCAAATATCGATTTCCCATGATATACTCTCCTTGTAAAGCTTTTGGCGGCCGCCTTATGGCCGCGCCCTCGTCCGGCTCCTTCCGGTCGAGGGCTTTTTTTATCCGAAAAAATCCGGCTTGCTGTGCAGCTTGTATGCCTTCGCGTTCTGGTGGTACTCCGGGTGCGAGAACTTGTACCCCCAATGCTTCGCAGCAACGAACAAGGCCGCGAGCGTGTCCGCCGCGTGCACCGTCACGGTCTGCGCCCCGTACACCACAGAAAAGTAGTTCCTTCCCGTGTATCCGTCCTGCTCCACGATCCGATTCCTGCGCTGCCCGCTCTCTCCGGGATAGCTATTTTGCCGCATAAAGCCTCGGCCTCCTTTGCCCCTTGACCGCATCGTTCATCTGCTTGTTTGCCTTCCGGTTCATCTCCAGCGCCGCCTTCCCTTGATGGTTCGCATCGTAGATATGATCCCGGATGGACTCATAGAGCGTCCACGTGCAGCACATCACGCTGCACCCTGCCGTCCTGCCCGGGCAGTGCTGCCCGCATGGCGGCGGCACCGGCCGCATCGCCGGGTCATACCGGCGGCTCACTCCGCCTCCTCCCGGACGTGCTGTAGCCACGCCGCGAGCGTGCTCAGCCGCTTCCGGCTCTCAGCAAGCCCCGCGATGATCTCGCGGTCCGGATGCGCCATGCTGGCAAGGATCTCAATGTCCTCCGCGTCCTGCTCCGCCGCCCGGACAAGCGCCTCGATCACATCCTCCAGTTGCTCCGGCCGGAACTCCACCGTGATCTTCTCATCACTCATACATCACGCTCCCAACCACAGCCACGATCGCCGCCACCGTGCCGAAGATCAGCGCCGGGAGCTGCGCCCCGAACGCCAGCAGCACCAGTGCCATCCCGGACAAAAACGCCCCGCCGACCCAGCAGCATGTCAGCCCCTGCCGGCGTACCCTCTCGCGCCGCTCGCGCAGCTTCGCAAGCTCAGCATAGCGCATCCCAAACTCCCGCTCTCTTACGCGGCGGTGATTCCGCTCAGTGATGATCTCAACGTCTTCCATGTCAGCCCTCCCCGAAAAACTCTGCAAATTTTGTAGCGTTATACTGGCCTTTTGTCACCTCGATCATCTCGCGCACGGTGTAGGCCTCCTGCAATTTGTCTCCAAGGCTCTGCGCGAACTGCTCTGTACCAGCTCTGCACGCGCCCGTGATAATGCGATACATGGTTTTCGCATCCTCAAGCGGGATTTTCGCGTCAAGCGAAATGTCCTTATACTGACCCGCACCACGCTCAGCCGCTTTTTTGAATGCAATATCCGCAATTCCGTCGCGGAGCGTTTCGCAGTGCGCATAAATCTTTCCGTCGCTTACTACGTTACGATTCTTGATCTTTCCAACATACAAGGTGTATTCGCCAATCTTGCGCTTTTTGGAAACATGTGTGAGAATGCCGTCACAATACAAATACCGTCCGGCAACATAATCACCATCTTGCAATGACTTGACTTTACGCCTTTCCGATGATGTGATCTGCGTGCCGCTCAGGTCGAGCCAGCCGCCGACCGTAAGGTTGTCCGGCAAAGATGTGATCTGCGTGCCGCGCAGGTAGAGACTGCCGCCGACCGTAAGGTTGTCCGGCAAAGATGTGATCTGCGTGCCGCTCAGGTCGAGCCAGCCGCCGACCGTAAGGTTGTCCGGCAAAGATGTGATCTGCGTGCCGCCCAGGTCGAGCCAGCCGCCGACCGTAAGGTTGTCCGGCAAAGATGTGATCTGCGTGCCGCCCAGGT